CCCCAGCACAATACGGTGTTCCATTGCGGCTACTCCTTCCGCCAGAGTGTTTCGATAGTCATCAGCGCGTCCTCAAGGACCGCCCCGGCGTCCGGGTCGCGGATCGTCCGGGTGATCAGGGCCAGCAGGACCGGCTCGGTGAGATCGACCTTGCCGCCGCCCCGGAGTTCACAGAGCCCGTTGGCGTAGGCCAGGAGCGCCGGCTGCAGCGCGCCACGGGCGTAGGCGTCCCCGCCGGTCCGCTCCTCGGCCCGCCGACGGATCCGCGCGATCGCGTCGCCGATCGTGAACGACGCCTGCATCCGGAGCGCCTTCCGCCCGCCGTCGTTGGGCGTCCCGCTACCGGCCGGGACCGGCGGCGCGCCCGGATCGGTCTTCGGCGTCGGGTCCGGCGGAGGCGCGTCGATCGGCTGGGTATTCATCGCCACGCGCGGGGTTGCACCGCCGTCGACCGGGGGCAGGTTGTCGAGTTCACGCGCCTCGTTCACCGAGAGCGACCCGGAAGCAAGTCGAATCGACATCGACTGCGCCCGGCTCATGGCATCGGCCCGCAGCAGCCCGTCGAGATTGTGCTCAAGGTACAGGCCGTCTGCCCGCTCCTGGTCGGTCAGCAGGGCCAGCCCAAACGCCTGTTCGAGCCGGACCGCCCGTGGCCGGATCGTGTCGACGACGTACTCGATACCCTGATGCTCGATATTGTTGTTCGTTGACCGGAGCAGGCTCTGCAGCTTGTGCGGCGGCATCCGGAGCATCCGGGCGATCTCTTCGATCTGGAATTGCCGCGACTCGAGGAACTGCGCGTCCTTCTGATTGAAGGCCATCGCCTCCCAGGTCACGCCTTCCTCGAGGATCGCCGTCTTGAAGGCGTTGGCGCTTCCCGACTGTCGCGATTCCCACTGCGCCCGCAGCTTGTTCGTCGCGTCTGCCGAGAGCTTGCCGGGGTGCTTGAGCACTCCGCCCGGGCTCGCATTGTTGGCGAAGAACTTGCCGGCGAACTCATCCGAGGCGAGGCTGATCGACAGGGAGTTGCGGAAGTTCTCGGCCGCCGAGATGCCGACATACCCGCCGTCCGAGAAGCCCTTGAGGTGCAGAATCTCGGAATCCGCGTAGACCTCAGTCGTCCCGTACTGATTCGTGTACTTGTACCAAAGCCGGTCGTCGTCAGCCAGCAAGACCTGCATCCGGCTGGGGTGCAGCGGATAGAGCCCGGTCACCTCGCCGGCGCCGTTCCCCTCGATGTAGGCGTACGCGTTCCCGCGGCAGACCATCCAGCCAATGAGGAGCTCGCGGAACTCCATCGGTGTTTGATACGGGTTCGGCTTCGTCGTGTTGAGGAGCGCGTAGGCCCGATGGTTGCGGACCCGATCGCGGCTGCCGTCGGGCTTGCGGCGGTAGAGCGGAAGGGGCAGGCTCGCCAGGTCTTCCGCGATCGCCCGGACCCCCGCGAAGAACGCCGGGATACTCTGCGCCGACTCGACCGTGACCCGCTTCCCCGCGATCCCCGGCAGGCCGCCCAGTGCGTCGAGGAGCCAGGTCGACGGGTTCGCCAAGGTCGAGGTCGGCGCGGCCCGGGTCTCGAGGAACCGCCGGAGTAGACTCACGTCGGGGCCTTCCCGCCCGGCTCCGTCCGCGCCAGGACCAGCCCGGCCAGCCCGAGCGCCACCCCGCCAATGACAAAGGCGGCAGCCCGAGAGAACAGGCTGACGCCGTAGACGATCGAGAGGACGCCCAGGCCGAGACAGAGATCGGCGGCGATCTGGCGGAACCGATGCACCGGCAAGGTCTCCCCGGAAAAAGCGACGGGCCGCGTCGTCAGTGACAGCGGCCCGTCGAGCAGGCTCGAAATCCTATGGCACTCAAGATAGCTATCCGGTTCCCGCCACGCTACAAGAACACGATCCCCCGCTCTTCGTAGACCGACCGCTGCTCCGGGCTCGCGATCAGCCGGTTGAGCCCCATGAGCGCCGCGACGACCCCGTCGATCCGCTTCGCCGCCCGTTTCGGCTTGACCGGCCGGATCCGCCCCGACTCGTCCGTCTTCACCGCGACGTTCTCGATACACCAGCGCATGAGCGGGCTGGCCTTGCCGTGCACGATGCGTCGGTTCCGGAGCAGCGCCTCGAAGACCTGGGCCGGTTCGGACAGGTACTTGTAGCCCTGCAGGATCTCAACCATCCGATAGCCCTCGCCCGCGAGCTTCGGGGCGATATCCGACGCGAAGGCCGGGTCATAGCCCACTTCGCCCCGGATCAGCCCGAGCCGCGGCCCGACGTCCCGCACAATGTCCCGAAAGACCCGGTCGTAGTCGATCATTCCGCCATCGGTCACCCGGAGTACCCCGAGGTCTGCCCAGCGGTCATATTGCACCCGGTCCTGTTTCACCCGTTCATCGAGCGTGTCCTTCGGCAGCCAGAAGTGCGGAACGATGTGCAGCCGGTAGTTGAGGCTGATCACCTTCGGCGCCGGCTGCTGGCCATCCTCGGTCCGCTCCTGGGCGAGCTGCGCCGTCACCGCCCCCGCCTCGATCGGCTCGCGGAAGACCGCCACGAACGCGGTCAGGTCGTACCGCTGCGAGAGGTCGAGCCCGCAGCCCACATCGAGCCCGGCGAGCACCGTGTCGGGCGGCAGGTCCGCGGTGCAGGCGTCCCACCACTCGACCGGCAGCCACGCCACCGCCTGACTCACCCAGCGATTGAGGTGATACCGGAGGAAGTCGTTCCGTTTCCGGGGCTCGAGGGCCGCGGCCTTTGCCTCGCGCCGGAGAAAGTCCACGTCGACCGTCACGCCCAGGCCGGGGTTCACGCGCGCCCAGACTTTTTCACTCTGCCAGTCCTCGTCCGGCTGCGCCTCGAAGACCACCGGAAGATACGTCTCGTCGAGCGAGGGGTCTTTGATTATCCGCTTCGCCATCTCCCATTCCTCGAAGCAGATGGATTCGTCATCGTCACCCGCCGTGGTCAGCATCGCCGTGAGCGGTTGGGTCCGCTTGCCGGTGCCGCGGTGGAGCGACTCGAACAACTCGCGCGTCCGCTGCGCGTGGAACTCGTCGAAGATCAGCCCGGACGGCCGCGGCCCATGCGAGCCCCGGACATCGGCCGACCGGACCTCGAACTTCGAGTTCGTCGACCGCGCCAGAATCTGCCGGGTGTATGGCGTGCACTCGCGGAGCAGGTCGGGCACCCCGTCCCCGTCCAGGTCTGCCGACTGCTCGACCATCATCTTCGCGTCGTTGAAGAGAATCTTCGCTTGCTCCCGGTCCTTCGCGACGGCGTAGACCTCGGCGCCCGCCTCGCCGTCGATCAGGGTCAGCTCAAGAGCGATCCCCGACCCGATCGGTGACTTTCCGTTGCCCTTCGGAATGGCGAGGAAGAGCGTCCGGAACCGCCGCAGCCCAGTCGCGACGTGCTTCCAGCCGAAGAGCGGCCGGACGATCAGCCATTCCTGGTAGTCGAGCAGCGTGAAGGGCTGGTCGGTATGCCGCCCGCGCTGATGCCGGAGATAGGTCGGGAAGAACTCGACGCGCAGATCGGCTGCCGCCTGGTCGTAGAAGTATCGGCCGTCTGCCGACTCCCAGCGTTTCCGCTTGGCCGACCAAGCCGAGGCGATCTCGATCGTGACGCCCGGGTAGCGTTCCGCTGGCGAGCGACCCGCGCCCCACCAACCTTTAGCGCGGGGGACGGTCTTCGGCATTCCGGAGCCGGCACGAGAAGGGCGGCCTTAGGCTCACTTCGCACCACCGAAGAATCGCGACCGCGCCTCACCCGGTGCCGCCGCCTTGCCCGGCTTGTGCTTCACCTTCGAGCGGTCCGCAGGGCTCAGCCCAAACTTACCCATGAGCGCATACAGGTTCTGAAACTCGACCTTGTTCAGCTTCTCCCGCCGACTCTTCGCCCAGAGCTTCACCAGCAACTCAAGGCCGAGCTCGTCCGTCGCCTTGAGCGCCCCGTTCGGGAAGTCGCGCCTCACCTTCTCCCACAGCTCGCGCTCCATCGGGTCGATCCCGGGATAGTCGCCAAGCGGCGCGTCGACCCGCACCGTCTCCGCCGCGCGACGGTCGCGATCCTTCCGGCCGCCCTGATAGCCACCCGTCAGCGCGAGACTCGTTGTCCTACCCATGACGACTTTCCCCGTTTCCGTTCGGGCCAAAACTGGTCGTCGCGCGCGCGAAGCCCCCCCGCAGGGCCCCCCGCAGGTCCGTGAAGGATTGACACGTCCCCTCCCGTGGACACCGGAATAGTTGACCGGGTAGTTGTCGTCAGGTACTCCGTCACGCGCTCAGAGACGGCTGGGGGGCGGACTGTCGGGCAGCTTCACCGCTTCCTCCTGTTCCCAAAGGCCCCATCCAGTGCCGCCGCCTCGCTCGAATTGCACTGACGGCAGCTGCCGACAAGGTTCCGCATTGTGTTCTTCCCGCCGCTCTTCCTGGGTATAATATGCGCCGCTGTGGTCGATCGCGCGCCCGTGCAGATGCGCCGCAGCCGGCAGATCGGGTCGCGCTTGAGCACCTTGGCCCGCACCACCTCCCAGCGCCCGTCCCCGTCATCCTGATCATACCCACGGTCGCGGAAGTGCGGCCGCGCCTTCCGCGCCTGGTCCTCGCGGCGATGCACGGGGCAGGGTGCGAGGCGTCGGCAGCCCGAATGCGAGCACGGTCGAGGCAGTCTATCCGGCATCGTCTTCCCATGTCTCGACCCGGAGCCACGCCCCACACCGGCGATCGGGGCACCGGGTCAGATGAACGCTGGCCGGGGCTGGCCTCGCGTCGGGCGCGTCGGCGCCCTGTAGGCACACGCGAGCCCGTCCGCGTCTTCCCATTTGGCCGATCGGCGTATCGCAGTGTCGGGCAGGCAAAGACGGATGCGATGCGGGACAGCGCATCAACTCTCCCGGACCATAATTCCGGCACACACAGGCGGCGGCTGTCATGCCTCGGTCTCCTTCGTCTCGTAGTCCTTGGCCCGGCCTAGCCAGCAACGGCCCTACTCCTCGATGCGCTCCATCTACCGGTTCCTCCTAAAAACTCGCAGTGCAGGCGGACGCCGTTCCTCCGTTCGCCAGCCTTGGGGCGTGGGGGTCAGACATCGGGCAGTCCCTCCGTGATGAACCGCACCATCGCCTCCGCCTGGATCGCGGTGAGCAGGTTGGTCCCGACCGAGTCGCGCCGATACTCGTACTCGGTGCCTACGTTGCCAATCGGCCCGGCGTAGCTAATCCCACCATCCGGGTTGAAGTCGGCAGGCAGCTTCCACTGAAGGAAGCGGTCCACCATGTGCTTGATCTGCTGTTCCGTCATTCCCTTCCTCCGTTCGCCAGCCGGGCCGCATTGATGGCATCGGGGGCGCCTGCGGGTAGGGCGGCGCGGGCCGCAGTCGTGGACGGAGAGTCGCGATAGCAGAAATCCGCTTCGCATTCCGCGCAGATGCACTCGGCACCCGTCTCGCAGTAGCGCCCTGGCCCGACCGGTGTCTGCACCACGACGCCGAGCCGCTCTGCCTCGTCCTGAATGTCGCCGCCATCCCAATCGCCGCCTTCGCGGCATGCTTCCAGCGCCTTGAGGCCGAGCAGGGCCAGCGGGGCTAGCGCCTCCCGGAGCCGGGCCAGCTCCGCCCGGTCGCGCTCACGCTCGGCCAGCAGGGCGGTGAGCCGGTCCAGCAGGGCCGCTTTCGCCGCCTCAGCCCGATCCGCCTTCGCGTGGTCGAAGTCGCGCCGCTCAGTCGTGACGCCCAGCTCGAAGCCCGCTTGGCACAGTTGCAGGACGAGCTTCTCCAGCGCGGCCCGGACCGCGTCCACCGGGGCGGGGCTAGTCGGCATGGGCCTTCCCCTCGCATTCATCGCAGCGCACCGGCTCGATTGGTTCGGGCGGGAACGGGGAGAGTTGGGCAAGTCCGATGAACCAGCGCCCCGCCCGCAGCCCGAACCAGCGGGCCGTCTGTGCCGTGACTACCACTTCCACCTTCAGTTCCTTTGCCATGCGTTCGTCCCCCCTGCCGGTGTCAGCGCCGCAAACGTCTGTGGAGGTGTGGTCCCCAGCGTGCAGGTGTCGCCGTGCCATGCCACCGTCACATTGCCGCACTCCGCCAGCACGGCGTTGAGCCATACGAGCTGGCCCTCGGCCCGGAGCGTGGCGCCCTCGGCCCGGAGCTTGGTGCCCTCGGCCCAGAGCTTGGCGCCCTCGGCGTGGAGCGTGGTGCCCTCGGCCCAGAGCTTGGTGCCCTCGGCGTGGAGCTTGGCGCCCTCGGCGTGGAGCTTGGCGCCCTCGGCGTGGAGCTTGGCGCCCTCGGCCCGGAGCCTGGTGCCCTCGGCACAGAGCTTGGTGCCCTGGGCCCGGAGCTTGGTGCCCTCGGCCCAGAGATCGTCGCCCTCGGCCCGGAGCTTGGTGCCCTCGGCCCAGGGCTTGTCGCCCTCGGCCCAGAGCTTGTCGCCTTCAGCATGGACCCGTGCCCGTTCCTGCCAGGCCTGCGTCAGTCGGTCACTCATGCGTCTCCCCTGTCGGTGTCAGCCGCGCGCCCCGGACCCGAACACCACCATGGCGGACGGGAAGGGTGCGCCGGTTCGTGCATCGCCAAACTTGAGGCGGCCCCGGATAAAGGTGATCTCCCCCTTCATCGCATAGTCGTGCCACCATGCGGTGTCGGTGCGAGCCGGAACAAGGCAGACCACCTTGCAGCCGCGCCGCGACTCCTCCAGCGCCTTTGCCATCCACGCACCGATCGTCTCACCGTAGGGCGGATTCATCCAGCAGCGCGGCCCATCGGCTAGCCAGTCGCGCGTAAGGCCGTCCTCCTCTACGGTGTAGAACTTGGGGCGCTTCGCGTTTGCCTCGCTGGCGCACACGTCTAGATCGAACGGGCCGTGCTGTTCCGCCAACTCGCGAAAGGTCCGCATCGGCGTAGCCCAATCGTCCGTCGCCGACGAGAACGCCACGCGCCCCAGAAGTCGTTCATGCCCTGTCCCCCCCGTATCCCGGAAGGTCGGCTGGTAGTACCTCGGTAATGCTGCGCTCATCCACCTCCCCAGGCGCGATCAGGTGGTCTTGCCATCAGCTCCCGCAACCAGGCCGCGCGGGCAAACGGGTCGAACTCGTTGTAGTAGGCGCTCATCGGTGTCAGCGCCCAAACGTCTGCGGCGGCTCGGTGCCCAGCGTGCAGGTGTCGCCGTGCCATGCCACCGTCACATTGCCGCACTCCGCCAGCACGGCGTTGAGCCATACGAGCCCGCCCTCGGCCCAGAGCTTGGAGCCCTCGGCCCGGAGCTTGTCGCCCTCGGCCCAGAGCTTGGCGCTCTCGGTGTAGAGCTTGGCGCCCATGGCCCGGAGCTTGTCGCCCTCGGCGTAGAGCTTGTCGCCCTCGGCCCGGAGCTTGTCGCCCTCGGCCCGGAGCTTGTCGCCCTCGGCCCTGAGCCGTGCCCATTCTTGCCATGCCTGCGTCAGCCGGTCACTCATGCGCCCCCCCCGTATTCGGCCTTGCCCCGTGCCCCCCGGACCTTCGGGGCGCTCATTGCCCGCACCGGCCCGAAGCGGGTCTGCCATGCCTCCGTCACGCCGCCCGTTCCCGGATAAAGATCATCGAACGTGTCCCCCTCGCGTGCGCCAAGCAGTTCAAACAGCCACAGGTTGAACGCGGCGGGTTTTGCGCCTGACAATCCGCGTTGCAGCGTAATATTGGCGCTCACCCAGTCCCGTACCGTGGGCCGGTCCCGCTCCCCACTTCGCGCCGGGCTGTAGATCACCGGCTCCCACGCATACGCCGGGTTGACGCCCGGCTTGAATGACGCGAACGGCTTCACCCACGCCGCGACCCGTGCGCCCTCTGGCGCGAGCGGCAAGAATTACCCGGAGGCTGGGCGAGCTGAGCGAGAGCGCCCAGCCGTGGTACTCGGCCAGCGTCCGGAACAGGTCCGCATGATCGACCTCGGCGCAGCGCGGGTCGTGCGCGTAATGCTTCCGCGCCTGCCCGAGATAGGGCGGATCGGCGTAGGCGAGCCTCACCGTGCGGTCCCCCCGCGCCCGGCCCGACGCGCGGGGGTCAAGCGACCAGGCCCCTTGCGCGATGAGGGCAATTGCCCTATACTTATGGCGTGTTCAGGGCAATCCCGCCCGACCTCAAAAGGAGTCACCCTATGCCGTTCCAGCCCCGCCCCAACGCCCTGTATCTCTGCGACAACGGTCAGTGCCTGTGCGGCCTGCATTTGGGGTCGAGCGCCAAGCATACCGGCCACGACATCAGCGGACAGGCGATCTACCAGATTCAGCCCCGTGACCATGAGGTCGGTACCCCACCGTTCAAGTGTGAATCCTGCGGCGCCACGTTCGGCCGCTCGGTCAAGGCCGGAGTAATCCGCCCCGTACTGGTCCGCTACAAGGCCAAGGGAAATACCGATGTCTTCGACTACGCCTCCTGACCTGCTGCGCCGTGCCATCGAGGCCAGCGGCATGAGCGCCCGCCAGTATGCGGCCACGGTGCTGCTGCGCGACGAGCGCACCGTCCGGCGGTGGTTAGCCGGAGACTCACCCATCCCTGAGCCCGTCGTCCAATTCCTCAAGCGCCCTCCTGAGCGCCCCGACTAGGGGCGCTTCTCACGTCAAGGTACGCTTCGATGAACGCCGCGGCGACTTGCGGGACGATAGCATTCCCCGCACCCCGCAAGAGGCCCACGCGATTCGGCACGGCATGGGCTAGCGGGCTCAGTGCACTCACCGTGAATCCGTGCGCGTCAAGAGCCATGATGAGCCGACCTTGACCTTTTTTGCCAAGGGATCGCCAAACCGAATCCGCCGGGAGTTGTGTGTCCAGCACAGCCCGAGCTTCTGGGCAGGCTTCTCGCAATGCAGACAGGGCTTGCGTTGTCCGGTCGTCTTGTCGAAGTGCGGCGAATGCACCAGCCGATGACAGGAGGCGCACAAGGTTTGCAGATTCGCCGGCGCGTTGTTCATCGGGTTCTCGTCCCGGTGATGGACATGCCGCTTCCTGGTTGAGCCGCATATCTCGCTGCCCATCTATCGCCCTCTCTTTCGTGTCACGCGCGTCCCCGCCAGCGACCATTCGGGCGGGTAGCCCATCAGATACAGACTGAAGTACGGCGAGAGTTGGCCGCGCTTTCCCGTCAGCGCAGGGGAGCCAGACGGCGGAGGACCAGAAACCAGCGCCACCGTCTTGCGGCTGCTGTCCGTGTTCCCCGCCGGGTTGTAGTCCTCCGTCTCCGGTGAGCCCGCCATCGGCGTCGGCCAGCCCGCCAAGCTGCTCGCCTGCCCCAGCGTCAGGCCGAACCCGTTCCCGTTCCCGTACTTCGCCTTCAACGCCTCCCGGCGCTCCTGCCAGGTCGTATCCCCATCGTTCTGCGGCCCGGCATTCGGCGTCGGCCAGCCGCTCACGACCTGCCACACCTGGCGCCCCAGCTTCGTGTCGCTGGTCCGAGGACTCGGCCAGCTCGCCAGGTGGGCTACCTGCTCGGTTGTCACCGTCGCCTTGGTGGCGTCCGGTCGCCGCCCCGTGGCGCTCGTTCCCTCGGGCCACGTCTGCCCGCCGCTCGGAGTTGTCGGACTCGGCCACGAACCACAGCCGTTGTCGGCGGTGGAACCCGCCGACGCTGTGTGCGCCCAATACGGTCGCCCCAACGGCGTAGCCTTCGCCTTCCAGGTCTGCCGAAACAAGGTCGAGCCAGCCGTGGCCAATCGCGCTTTCAACCTGCTCGCCAAAGACTGTGACAGGGCGGCACTCGCGGATGAGCCGAAACCATGCGGGCCAGAGATGCCGAGGGTCAGCGCCGGCCTCCCCTTTGCCAGCCGCACTGAACGGCTGACAGGGGCAGCTCCCGGTCCAGACGGGTTGGTCCTCAGGCCAGCCGGCGAGCCGTAGGGCGTAGCTCCATCCCCCGATGCCAGCGAAGAAATGGCATTGCGTGTATCCCACAAGGTCGCTTGGCTGGACCTCGGTAATGCTGCGCTCATCCACATCCCCCGGCGCGATTAGGTGGTCTGCCATCAGCTCCCGCAACCAGGCCGCGGCAAACGGGTCGAACTCGTTGTAGTAGGCGCTCATCGGTGTCAGCGCCGAAACGTCTGCGGCGGCTCGGTGCCCAGTGTGCAGGTGTCGCCGTCCCATGCCACCGTCACATTGCCGCACTCCGCCAGCACGGCGTTGAGCCATACGAGCTGGCCCTCGGCCCAGAGCTTGTCGCCCTCGGCCCAGAGCTTGGCGCCCTCGGCCCAGAGCTTGGCGCCCTCGGCCCGGAGCTTGGTGCCCTCGGCCCAGAGCGTGGCGCCCTTGGCCCAGAGCGTGGCACCTTCAGCACGGAGCCGTGCCCGTTCCTGCCAGGCCTGCGTCAGTCGGTCACTCATGCGTCTCCCCTGTCGGTGTCAGCGCCGCAAACGTCTGCGGCGGCTCGGTGCCCAGCGTGCAGGTGTCGCCGTGCCATGCCACCGTCACATTGCCGCACTCCGCCAGCACGGCGTTGAGCCATACGAGGTCGCCCTCGGCGTAGAGCTTGGAGCCCTCGGCCCGGAGCCTGGTGCCCTCGGCACAGAGCTTGGCGCCCTCGGCCCGGAGCGTGTCGCCCTTGGCCCAGATCTTGGCGCCCTCGGCACAGAGCTTGTCGCCCTCGGCGTGGAGCTTGGCGCCCTCGGCCCGGAGCCTGGTGCCCTCGGCACAGAGCTTGGTGCCCTCGGCCCAGAGCTTGGCGCCCTCGGCCCAGAGCTTGTCGCCCTCGGCGTGGAGCTTGTCGCCCTCGGCCCGGAGCGTGGTGCCCTCGGCCCAGAGCTTGTCGCCTTCAGCATGGAGCCGTGCCCGTTCCTGCCAGGCCTGCGTCAGTCGGTCACTCATGCGTCCCCCTTGCCGGTGTTAGCGCGCAAACGTCTGCGGCGGCTCGGTTCCCAGCGTGCAGGTGTCGCCGTCCCATACCACCGTCACATTGCCGCACTCCGCCAGCACGGCGTTGAGCCATACGAGCTGGCCCTCGGCGTAGAGCTTGGCGCACTCGGCCCAGAGCTTGTCTCCCTCGGCGTGGAGCTTGGCGCCCTCGGCCCAGAGCTTGGCACCTTCAGCATGGAGCCGTGCCCGTTCCTGCCAGGCCTGCGTCAGTCGGTCACTCATGCGTCTCCCCTGTGGTTGTCAGCCAGGCGCCCCGGTCCGGAGCGTCCTTGCCACCATCGCGACCGTCTCCTTGCGCAGCAGCTGTTTCGGTGTCGCCAGTAGCAGGCGCCAGCCGAGCTGGGCGCCGGCGTTCCGCTTCTCGTGGTCCTTCACGATCCCGCTCCCGCGTCCGTGCTTGCCGCCGGTCCAGACACCGCCATCCACCTCGAGCGCGACCAGTTGCTCCGGCCAGGCATAGTCCCACCGCCAGAGGCGCTCGCCGTGAAACCGGTATTCCGGCACCGGGGCCGGACAGCCGTGCTCCTGGCAGAGCGCCGTGAACGCCTCGCGGGTCCGGTCCGCCTTCTCCTGCGCCTGACGCGACTTCGCCTCGCGGATCTGCTTCGCCAGGCTGCCGCCCCATTCCAGCGAGTCGTCGAGGCTCATGCGCTGAGCCTGCCCGACCCGGAGAGATTCCGGATGAGCGACTTGAGCGCGGTGAACGCCGGCTTCTCGCTCAGGTCGTACCGCAAGCAGGGCCCAGACGGGTAGACGCCGGTCAGTTCGACGCCCAGGCTGGTCATGGGGAGGTCGCTCCTGAGTGGTCCACATGACTGATCACGTCCCTCCCACGATCGTCGGGCGCCGGGCTCAGTAACTGCCGCGCCAGCGCCCCAATCTGGTGCCACGTGCGATCCGACGCGGGCTCCCTGGGCTCGAACGTCTTCTTCGGCTTCGGCGGGTCAGGTATCGCCGCTTCCGGTTTGGGCCCGAGGTAGAAGGCGATAATGGCTTCGCGCCCCTGGGCAAGCACCTCGGGAGGTGGCTCAGGCAATGGGGGCGGGGCGATCGCCGGCCCCGCATTCCGGGCGGGCCGCTGGCGCGCTTTCTCGTCCCGGCACAGGCCTAGCAGCGCGTCGAGCGACCAGATGCCGAACTTCACCGGGAGGGTCTCGATGGCCCGGGTAAAGGCGGCGCTGATCTCGGTGTCGGTGAACACCAGGACGTTGCTTTCCGATCGCCGACCGCCGATCGCGCGCCAGTAGACGGCGACCTGGCTCTCATTGGGCTCGAGTCCGCGGGCGGCGTAGAGCCGGTCCATCTGCCGTTGGAACCACTCCAGACGTTCGCTCATGCGGCCCCTCGCTCATCCCGCTCCATCTGCTCGGCAATCTCCTTGGCGGACCGTCCGGACTTCCGCCGGGGTGGTGGTGGTGCCCCGGTCGGTTCCCGCATCAGCGCCGCCACACAAGTCCGAAAGAACTTCGGGGTCCACTCGTGCTCCGGTTTGGTCATGAAGTCGCGGCAGGTGGTGGCCAGCTGCTCCACGCTGCACGGTCTCCCACCCGGCAGGTCCAAGCCCTGCAGGCAGTTGGCGAGGATCGGCGTCCACGCATCGGCGCGCCCGCCTGGGACGTGCTCGAGAAACTCGGTGACGGCCCAGCGGGTGCCGCCAGTGTCGGGCAGTTTGTCCAGCAAGGACGCGAAACCGGACCGCGGCTGTGTGGGGTTTGTAGTTGGTTTGGTACCGGTACCGGTATAGGCGTCCGAATGTCGCGGGCTTTTCGGTGGACCGTCTGCAGACGGTCCACCGAAATTTCTCGGATTGTCGGGGGGTTCGTCGTAGCCCCTGGCCCTGCGCTTCGCGTCTCTGTCGAGCCGTGCCCGGCGGAGGTGGCGACCGTTCCAGGCCCACCAGCCATTCACCACCCCGCCAACAGTGAAGCGCTCCCGGAAGCCCGCGGCGAACCGCCCGCGCTTGCCGCGCCAACGAGCCCACTCCTCGAGCGTGGTGTCGTCGACCTCGGAGAGATCGCCGGTCTCCATCTCGTGCCGAGCCATCCGGCCCCAGAGGCGGACCAGCGACATCGCCGCGGTGTCGGTTGAGACGCCGAGGTCCTTCCCGAAGGCGATCACTTTCGGGTCGTCCGCGAGGTCGACGGACACTGCCACCCAGTCGGTCATTTAACCCACGAGCCTCACGATGCGGGCCCAGAGTCCAGCGTTCTGGACCTCGAGCTCGGTCAGGCGGTGCCGGAGCTCTTCGACTTCCTGGCACTTGGCCAGGTAGGCGAGGCGCTGGTCGGCAAGAGCCAGCTCGGTGCGGGCAAGTAGTGAGACCTCCTCGCGGCTAGTCATACCTCGGTTCCTCCCGCCATTCAGGTAGCCTCGGTGAGCGTCCGGGTGACGGCGTCGAGCGGCAGGCTCAAGGGTCGACGAGAGGCGCAGGGGATGGCTGCTCATGCGACCGAAACGCCCATCTCAAGCGACATGGTTGCCCCCCCGGCGAGCGACTTCACGCGGCCCATCGGCTTGAGGCAGCTCACTGGTCCTCCCCATTAAGGCGAAGACGCTCCGGCGTGTTGCCCCAAGAAAAGACGTGGGTCACCGACGATCCCATACCGTAGCACTCCTCCCGCTCGCATTGGGTCGGCGTTTCCCGGTGTCAAACAGTTTCCCGTCCTGCTGAAGCTCCGTGATTCTGGGTCGGACCGCCAGGACCGTCTCCCCGATCGCAGCCGCGGCTTCATCGGCCGTCATGGGCCCTCTCCGGACGTACGCCGCTATCAGCTGGTCGCACAGCAGCTTCTTCCGGTCCGCGATCGCGTCTCTGGACGCCCGGCGGGTATCCGCCGGCGCCTCAGGGGCGAAGAGCGGCAGGTCGCTCGAGGACGAGCGGGGGAGGAGTTCGGGATCATCTGGGGCGGATCTCACGCGAATCGGCCTACTTCATCCAGCCCGGCGCGTGCAGGTCGCGAACCATTCCTTCGGCTTCTTGAGCCCCAGCCGCCTCCCCCGCCCGTTGACGCTCGACGATGAGCGTCCGAGTGCCAGCGCCAGCAACGGCATCCTTCCGCCGGACTCCATCGGACCCCACTCACCCCAGCACCTTCCAGCCCTCGCCGAGAACTCGGCGGCGAACTTTTCCGCCGTCGCGCCGGCGCCCAGCGTGGCGATGTCGGCGATTTGCTCGGTGCGGGTGGTGGTGGCAGCGGTCACGGCAGGTGCTCCTTGGAAAAAGTGACGGCCTGGGAAAGGCCTCTTTCCTTTACGGTGGCGGACCCCGAGGAGACTGGCCCGTTCACCAACCCAGACCTTTGCGTGGCCGGTCCCCGACTGGGGAAGTCCCTTGCGAAGAGACCCGTACAAGTCAACACCGGCCGTTACTGTGGGCGGGGCTCTCCTGGGTGCACAGGACCCGCTGAGCCGCCGCCAGACATGGGGTAGTTAACGCCCGTTCCCTGCTCACGTGAACGAGTTCCCCGCCAGCCTACTTCCGCTTCCACGGCGGACCGACGACATCCCAGTACCGGTCTCGCCACCAGCGCCAGTCCATCCAGGCGGGCAGCCTCACCGCGGACTCCCACAGTGCCGGCACGTCTCGCCGGCCGAGATGCCGAGGCAGATGCCGCAGCGGCGCGGCAGGCTGGCCACCTGCTGGCGCACCCGCGCCTCCTGGGCCTCCAGGTTCACCTTCTGGCGGGGCGTCAGGTGATTCGTGACGAGGTGGTCGAACTGCCCCTGCTGCTTCCGGGTCTCCGCCGAGGCCCAGATGGCCACCGCCTGCTTGGTGATCTCCTTCCCCGTCTCCTGCCGGAGGATGGCGACGACGTCCTCCTTCGAGTGGTGCGCCAGGAGCGCCAGTGCGCGATCCCGGATCACCCGTCCCTGCGCCGCCCGGGTTGGGTGGTCTCGAAGGGTCGACCTCATACGTCGTAATCCCTCAGGTCGTCCACGTCGATCGGCTCGGTCACCAGCCGCTCCAACTCCTCCAAGGTCACGCGACCGGGTGCATACGTCGCCGCCTTCCGCTCCAGCGCACGGGCTCGCCAGAACACCGACTCGGCCAGCCGAGTCGATGCGATCTTTAACCAGAGGTCGGCGTCGTCTTCCGCCATCTTCTGGCGCCGCTTTGCCTCCGCCACGCGCTGCATGGCGATCCGAAGGGTCAGGTAGAGGAACAGGGAGATGGCGAACCAGAAGACCGCGACGATCATCCAGAATGGTGTCACGCCGCCACCTCGCTCTCGGTCGTGGCGGTCACGGCCCGGAGGGCGCCCGCCCCTGTTTCCATGAACGCTTCGCGGTCCATGCCTGGCGGCAACTGGCGCTTGGCCAGCGCCTCGGCCAGGACCTGCTCGACGCTCTTCCCCCGGATCGAGACCCGCACGCCCAAGACCTCGATCTCCTTGTCCGGCCGGCGAAGGTCGAGGCGATAGAGGACCGCCTTCGCCTGGGTGCTGACGATCGCCCGGTGGTTCAGGCCCCGGCCGATCTCCACCGGCACGTTCTCGACGACCTGGCGGATCACGGCCCCCGCCACCTCGGCGGGGAGGTTGGCGGCGATCGCCTGGTCGAGATCCTGCGAGGTCATGCCCCGCGCGTCGATCGGCGGGAGATCATAGACCCGGCGTACGCACTCGATCGGTTGCCGAGTGACGGACCCGGTGGAGAGATCAGCCAGGAGCCAACCCTTCCCCTCGAGGCCGAGCTTGGCTTCATCGTGGATCTCGCCCCAGGCGTCGGTCGAGACGTAGTCGAGGCTCCCCGCGTACCAGCAGCGCGGCGCCGCTTCCTGCTGGACGTGCCAGTGCCCCAGGGCCCCGTAGCTCCAGCCGCGGCCCAGCTCCTCGGCCGAGACGTCCATCGTCAGCCGCCCGATCTTGGCCAGCCAGCGCTTGGTCGGGGCGGGGACGTTCCCGTGGAGGAGGAGCACCTGGTGGGGCTCCGGTCCTTCGGGCGCGAGTCGCGGCCGGTCCGGGCTCCGGAGGGCCGCCTCGCTCACGGCCAGGACACTCAGGCCGAGCGACGGATAGACCACCCGCCTGGTCCCCAGTACCACGTCGCAGCCGATCTCGGTCAGGATCGAGAGGGGGGAGCCCAGGCACGCCTCCGGCGGACACTCATGATTGCCGGCGATGATGATCACCGGCGCGTCGGGCAGGGCCTGGCGGAGGCGCTTGAACTGCTGGAAGGCGAAGTGGACCACTAGGTTGCTGGGGCGGGGGACATCGTAAATGTCCCCGGCAACCAGCACGACCTCGGGCTCCGCGGCGATCACGCCGTCGACCGCTGCCTTCATGGCCCGCGCGCCATCATTCTCGCGCAGGTTGAGCCCATCCGGGGTGAACCGGCGGCCTTGGCGGTAGCCGAGATGCAGGTCGGCGAGGTGGGCGAGCTTCACTCGGCCGCGTCTCCCGCCTCGGGCTCCTGGCCGAGCTCCGCCTGCTGGGTCTGCTTCTTCCCCTTCCGACGCTCGAGGGCCTCATAGAGCTTGGGCACATCCTTCTGCCCTACCTCGCCTTCGCCGATCGCCTCCTTCACGAGCTCGGCGAGCTGGTCCTTGGTCTTGATCCCCGCGGCGCGCGCCTCGGCGTAGAACTTCTGGCGCTGCTCCTCGGTCCAGGGCTCGTCGGTCTCCGCCTCCGCCAGGTGCTGGAGCATGGCGTCCTCATCCTGGGTCGCGAAGAACGCGCTGGCGCCCGTCACTTCCTTGGTGGAGAAAGCGGCCGCCCGCTTCTCCGCCATGGCGAGGCACTGGTGCACCATCTCCCGCGCGTCCTTGTAGGTATAGCCCTTCCCATCCTTCCTCTCGAACCGCCTCTCCATCGTGTTGCAGTTGCCGGAGCGGGGGGCGGAGAGGCGTCCGACGCTGTCCTCGATCGCCACCGTGACGGTCACGGAGACGTACTCGGCGGTCTCGATAATCCGCGGATCCTCGACGTGGCGGAGTCGCAGGCGGAACAGATTGCGCAGCTCCTCCGCGCCCTGCTGATACAGGATCGGCTTGGGGAAGACTTCCCGGCCGTCCTTGGTCTTGGGGTTGCCGTAGTGCACGCCATCCACCAGGACCGTCTCGAGGATCCGGGCCATGCGCTTCTGGCGGGTAGCGATCTTCGCGAGGCCCTGCTCGAACTCGTCGTCGCTCAGGGTCGCCAGGTCGAAGCCGGCGCGATTGGCGAGGATGAGCTGCGTTGCTGCCTCGCGCTGCGTGTCCATGTCAGGGGTTGCCGTCACTCTTTCCCTTCCTCCCTGGGCACGCCTCGATGTGCCGGATGTGGCCGATGCCATTGGCGCGGTATTCCACTCCGCACTGTTCGCATTTCATCAGGTCAATGGGCCGCTCGGTTGCGAGCAGCGCCCGGCTCAGGGTCGCAACGAGATCCATGGGTTTCCGTCCTCCGCCATTGCTGGAGCAGCCGTTCCGCGTGGTCGGGTATGGTACCAGGGGGGCGATAAAGAGCCCCTCGTCCGCAGACCACCAGCAGTCAAAGCCGTTGTGGATTGCCGACGCTCACGGTCCCTCCTGGTGGTGTACGCCGCCCTGAGCCCCTGGGGCAATTGTGTTGTTGGGGCAAAGCAGAACGCCCGCGACCTGTCCCCAGAAAAACTCACCGCCGCCCTCGCGGCACTCCGCCTTGGCGCACCGCAGCGCGACCGCCCGGGCGGCGGGCCCATACCATCCGCGCAGCTGAGACGCCGCGTCGTTCGGCGACCCTGCAACGAGGGACCGTATCGCCTCCGTCGATCGCGGCGACTCGGCCCCGAGTTGCAGGCAGCACTCGGGACATGCCACTTCCCACCCGCTCACCATCGTGTTGCAGCACGGACAGGGCTCGGCCAGACGGACTCCGCCGCTGGCAAACGCGGTGACGGTGAGGCCATAGGCGTCCCCCGTCACCACAAACGTCAGGCGGTGGCCCAGCGCGTCAGCGGCTTTCAGCCGCTCCAGAAACTCCGGATCCCCGATCTCGATCTGTGCGAGAAAGAGGCGGCGATCATTCGCGGGCATCGGTCACCCCTGCGACGAGGCCGAGGGCCGCGCTCTCCTGGCGACTCACGGCATCAGCGATGACCATCCGTCCGTACTGCGACGCCTTCAGGTGAAGGCGGTCCGCCACGGCCTCAAACCGATGCTTCAGCTCTCGGGGGACGGCGATGCTGATGGTCGCCCAATCGACCTCTCGCGCTCCACCGACCGGCGGAGCAGCATTCTCGGGGGGTAGGTCGTTGTGACTCATAGAGATAGGTTCATCCGTGACGAGACGTGAGCGTCCGAAAAGCACCAAGAACTGCGTCAACGTACATCTACTGACCTACACGCGCAAGAGTCGCCAAAAGGGGACACCTCGCGCGGTGTTGCGCCAGGCTCGCCATTCGGATGGTTGATTTATGAGTTACGGAGATATATCCGCTATATCTCGCGCGGGGCCCGAAAAATCCAGAGTTCCGTGCCTTGGCAGCCCAAATCATCGTGGCGCGGCACAGGGCCTATGTCGACGCGATTACAGGGGAGGGGGCCCTCAGCCAGTGTTCTCTCGCCGAGACTTTCGCCGAGGCGTCGGAGGAGTTGGGGGATGCGTTGAGGCGAGCCGGGCGAGTTGATCCTGAGCTTCGCCGGGCGGAAGGGTGATGGGGGTCTCAAGCTCGCCGTTCATCAGCTCAAGCAGGTAGCGTCCGGGGCGCTCTGTGCCTGGGTACTCTGGACCCGGGAGCGCGTGGCGGGGAAGGCTATCCCCTAACCAGCCGCCAGACGTTGCAGCTCGCGCCGACCACGACCGCCCCGCCGCCCCCGATCGGATCCCAGCCGCCCGCCACATCCCCGACCCGACAGGGCCGCCGCGCCTTGGCCAAGTCTCGGGCGAGCTGGCCGACTTGGACCTCAATGCGGCCGAGCGAGTCCTCGGTCGACGCCAGCAGCGCCCGGAGCCGGCCGGTCTCGGCCCGCTCGTTCTCCCAGCCCCGGACGAGACTGTCCTGCAGAATCGAATCAGCCGTCACCGTCAGGTCGAGCAGCACCTCGGCCGCCTTGGACCGCGCGCGCCAGTAGTTCACCGCGTTGACCGCCGAGTCAGGCGCGGGCGGGACGAGCCGGACCGAATCGCGCCAGACCGTCACCACGCGCCGGACCGAGTCACCCCGGGCCCCGAGCCGCACCCGAAGCGAATCGTTCACCGCCGAGAAGGCCGCCGACCGAAGCCGCGCCCGGTGCAGGAGGAGCCGGGCGTTCGCCACGTCGAGGCTGTCCGCCGACGGGCTCGCCGGTCCGCCCGGCATGAGGCTGTGCACCAGGGCGACGAGGAGTGCCCCGACCAGCGCATAGACGAAGGCGGGCCGGACGGTCACTCTTTGCCCCACTTCCGTCGCGCCTCGGCCTGAGCCGCGGCGCGATCCTCTGCCACGTCGAGCGCCGAACGCACGTCCCAGCCCGAGAGCCCCCGGTCCCGGGCCATTACGGCCACCTCGCGAGCGCCCACGCCGCGGCGATCATCGTCCCCGCATCCCAGAGCATTGCCCAGATCGGGTAACGAAAGCCGCGGGTCGTGTTGGCCTCGTCGACCGACAGGACCCAGAAGGCCGCGAGGAGCGTCGCGATCCGCATATCCCCGCGCGATCCCCACCAGAGCCCGATGCCGCCGACGAGATGCGCGGCGAGGTGCTGCCAGAAGCCGTCAGGCCACGTCCGGGGCCGGAAGATTTCGCGCAGGTCCCACTCCTCGAGGTCCAACAGGCGGCGAAGCTGCATCAGGTCACCTTGAGTTCGCCGGCGATGGCCAGCACGACCCGGTGCCAGCCCTTCTTCGTGGTCGCGTAGGTCCACTGGAAGAGAGCGACGTGCACCTCCTGCGCCTGACTGGCATCCTCGAGCGCGTTGTCTGCGGGCTGCATCGTGTAGACCGCGGTACCGACGCCGCTCGGCGCGTCGTAGGTGTAGGTGCCGTTGTTCGTGTTGAGGATGTTCACCGCGTTCAGGCTGTTGAGCACGGCGCCGGTCGCTCGGTTGTAGAGCGTGAGTGTGAGGGCAGCGAGGGACGAGGGCGAGGCCCCCGCCTCGTCGCGGACCACAAAGGAGATTTTCGCGGTCCCCTTCTCGGCGATCTTCACCGGCCAGACCGTTTCGTTCGCGTTGGCTGCCATCGCACTTACCTCCCAGGTTCGACCAGCATGCCCGCGGCGGCTGGCCGCTGCACGTCGACATGCACCCCGACCGAGGCGCTCACCGCGACCAGCACCGCGCCGGGCTGGCTGACCGTGACCGCCTGCGCCCACGTGGCCCCGATCGGCGCGGCCGACAGGTCGATCAGGACTGCCGCGACCCGGGCGTCTCCACGGCCCCGCGCGCTCACCGCGCCGAGTCCGCTCAGGGTGGCGACGCCGCGCGCCTCACCCCGACCCGACGGCACGATCGCCGTCGCCCCGTTCCCAAGCCCGGTCTGACTGCGCGCCTCGCCCCGGCCGCTCGGCAGGAGCTGGCCCGTCCCGACGACCGTCACTGCCGCGCGCGTCTCGCCCCGGCCGATCGCGGTTACCGAGCCGACGCCGGTCAGCACCACGGACGCGCGCGCCTCGCCGCGGCTTGCCCCGCTCAGGGCGGTTGCCCCATTCGCCAGCGAGGCCGCGCCCCGAGCTTCCGCGCGACCCGCCGCAGTCAGGGCGCCGGCGCCGGAGGGAGTCGCGCTGCCCCGCGCCTCGCCTCGGCCATTCCCCGCCACGGCCCCCGACGCCGTCGGCAGGACCGAGGCCCGGCTCTCGCCGCGGGTCTGTGCGCCGAGGCTGGTCGTCCCGTTCGTCAGGCTGACCGCGGCCCGGGCCTCCCCGCGCCCCGCGGGCAGGAGCGCCCCGGACCCGCTCGCGCTGGCCGTGCCTCGCGCCTCACCGCGGCTGACCGCGGCAACCGCCCCGGCACCCGTCAGGGCTACGGCGGCGCGACTGTCCCCGCGGCTCGCCGCCGCCGTGAAGCCGATCGCCTGCCCGGTCGCCGCCCCGCGCGCCTCACCCCTGGCAGACGGGAGGAGCGCCCCGGAGCCAGTGAGGAGGCAGCTCGCCCGGGAGTGTCCGCTCCCCGAGGCCGCGACCGCGCCGGTCGCACTGAGCAGGCCGACAGCGCGGGCTTCACCGCGCCCGCTCGCCGCAATGGTCGGGGTTGTAGCCGCGACCTCGAGAAAGTCCTGGTCGAGGAGCCCCTGCCTCCATGCGGGGTCAAGGGTTCCGTCGAGCGTCAGCTCGGCGTCAAGGAAGCCGGCGACGACGCCCATGTGATCAGTAGGTGATCACGACGGCGTAGCCGTTCCCGCCGACACCGCCCGCGCCGCCGAGACCGGGGTTCATCCCGCACCCGCCACCGCCACCGCCACCACCGCCCCGTCCGCCTGCGCCGCCCGCCGCGCCCGCCGTGCTCGCCGTCACGGTGGTACCGCCACCACCGCCCCCACCACCGCCGCGGGTCGAATCGCCCGCAGTGCCCGCGCCGCCAGCCGTAGGCGAGGCGCCGTCCGTGCCCGCGGCCCCGCCCCCGCCCGCGGTGTACGTATTGCTCTGTCCGCCCGCCGTCCCCGCGACGTTGGCCGGGGTCGCGTTATGGCTCCCGCCATGTCCGCCGCCGCCGCCCCCGAAGATGGAGCTGCCGCCAACGGCGTGGGTCGGGGTGGAGGTACTGCCGCCGCCGCCGCCGCCGCCATACTCCGCGTTGTGGGTCGTGACCACGGTGATGGGGCCGTCCGAGCCAGTGCCGCCCCATACGCCGGTGACGCCTTTGGCGCCGGAGGGTCCAGGGAGTCCGCCATTGCCGACTGCGGTTGATCCCGTCGCGCCCGCGCCACCCGTGCCGCCGCCCCCGCCGCCCCCGCCCGCCACGGCGGAGATCGCGCCGCCGCGCCCGCCACCGCCGCCGTAGGCCGTGGCGAACGTGCCGAAACTGGTGTTGCCGCCGATGCCGCCGTCCCCGCCCGCCGCGCCCGCCGCCCCGGGGATGCCGCCGGTGCCGCCCGCCCCCACGGTCACCGTGACGGTGGCGCCGAGATCTGCGGCGTTGTAGTGCTCGCGCCTGAACGCCCCACCGCCTCCCCCCGCGCCGCCCTTGGCGACGACAGCGGTTGCCAGCGAAGCGCCTGCCCCACCGCCTCCACCCGCCCCCCAGAGCTTGACGAACACGACTTTCGGGGTGAACGCGGTCGGCTTGGTCCACGTGTTGGCGCCGGGCGTGGTGAACACCTGCACGTCAACCTGCCCCTGATTGCCGACATACATCACGCCGGTCGCGGTGAGGCGCATCCAGGTGCCCTCGACGCAGACCGCCGACTCGCCGGGCAGCAGGGTAATCGTCGTGCCAGGGTGATTGGTGGCGGACACGTCGCGCTGGACCTGCATCACCCCATTGAGCGACGCATCGAGGTTGATGATCTCGATCTTCTTCGCGTTCCGCACGCCGGACGCCGGCGCTTCACAAATCGTCGTCGTGGTCGCCGAGCTGATCGACGTGATCGTGCGACCCTGCGTCAGCGTCCCGCTGACGTTGTCCACCCAGTCAACAATCACCTTGAGCGAGGCGGCCGTCGTGGTGATCAGTTCGAGCGAGTCGGTCGTTGGCAGGTTGATCATGCAAGAGCCGTCCTGTTAGGTGCGCCGTGGCCCCAACGGGGGCGGCAAGAGGCGAATGTCGTAACCGTCTGTGAGCGGTTCGAGGTTGGGCGCGAGGGCGCTCGCAACAGACACCAGGTTCCCCGCCGCAAACCACGAAGTCTTGTTCGTGGTATCGAAGCAGAAAATGCCCGGCGTTCCCCCGCTTTGGGGTCCGGTCGAGTCCGAGCTGTCGGACCCGAACAGGAAGCCGTTCCGGAACACCTCGATGGTGGTGGGCGAGGCACCCCGCGCGATAACGCGGATGTAGTCGCCTGTCGTGAAGGCCCCTGTCCCTGGGAACGAGATGGTGTTGAACGCACTGGCGGTAAAGCGGAAGATCGGCCCAGCTCCATTTGGGTCATAGCCGTAGGCGTTGCCGCCGGAGGCAGAGCACCGCACGAGGGCGCCAATGTCATTGGTTGCTGCCGAGGCTATCCGGATTTCGCACCACTGATGGCCGTCCGAGGTCCATGTCCCGTCGGTGCGACGCATCGCGTTTTCGGTGCCCGCACTGACACCCCCCGCCTGATTGCTCACCCGCTGGAGATTGCCAAGCGTACCGAAACTTGCCCATGGCGCGGGCAGGGGATTCGCGTTACTGCCGACGAAATCGTCCGACACCTGCGTGTCGCCCGCCTGACGGAGCGTCACGGCATAAGTCATCGTGCGGTCGTTATTGCTCGCCGTGGCTGTGAGAGCTTTCGTCCCAGCAGTTGCCTTGGCAAAGCAGTGAACCGCCCCACCCCGCGAGGTTAGCCCGCCGACCACTGCGACCCGCGCCATGTTGGTGCCTTCCACGTAGGCGGGCGAGGCAACCAAAGCGCCGACATCCACGGTCCAGAGTAGGCACACCTGATTGTCCGTCGCCGGGGTCGCGTTCAAGGTGACGCCGTCCGCCCCGGTGCCGGGCGCTGCTTGCACGCTCACCGCGACATCGTTATACGGCGTACCGGTCGCCACGGTGTAGGCGTCCTCGACGGCGAGGAGCAGGCCATCGTTCGCATTCGCGGAGAAACTGGCGGTGATCGTCGGAGCGGAGCCGGGGACTGCTGCGTAGCGAAACCACCAGATCGAGCCCTGCTCGTTACTGGTGGCGTCGGTATTGTCGCTTCCCGTGACTTTGGTGTAGCTGTTCCCGAACTGATCCTGCACGGAGTTGAGCGCCGGACTCGTCGCAGTAGAATACTGCACCAGCACCACCACCACGGCCCCAGCCCGAACATTGGCCCCGAGCGTCACCGCGATAGTGCTGGCCGCCGCCGTCAGCGACGTTCCCGCACCCTGAATAATCATACGGCCTTCCGACGACGCCAGCGGTGCGGCAGGGTCAGACCTATGATCGACAGATCGGGACACTGGTGCCCCTCAATGCGACCGCCACCACGAGTGACCCCCGCCACCAGCAGGAAGCAGGCGGCCTGTGCCGGATCGTCCCACCACGGCGCGAGCCCGAGCGAGACGGGCCACCGCCGCATCGTGCGCACCTGTGCCGGTGGGGCATTCTGATAGGGGCCACAGACCTTGCCCGACGTTCGCTGGTAGCTCATCGCTTGACCGACTGCGGCTTCGGGAGCTTCTGATTCTGTGGCTTCCCCTTGGGGAGCTGGATCGGTGGCTTACCCAGCTTGCGCGGCACGGTACACCTCCCACGGGTCGGGCAGGATCGAGTCGTGTGGGAACCACGGTCGCAACGTCAGACGCATCTGCTCGTAGCGGAGTCGCACGTCGCGGGCGGGGTCCGGACGGGATGCCGGGGTGGGTCCACAGGCTGCGGACTGGTTGCTCACCCCGGTCCAGGTGGTGCCGCCGTCCGTGGTGCTGTAGGCGCAGAACTGCTGCAGGCTGCCCCCCACCAGCGCGACTGTTTTCGGTGTTACCCGCAAGGCGGACAATTGCAGGCTATCCACCGTTCCAGTGGGCGGCAGCACTGGGCGCGTGTATAGCGCCCTGGCACATGGCAGCAGCGGCACGGCGAGCAGCCGCTTGTAGAGCGTGACGCAGGCGGTGACGGTGGCCGTGTCGCCTTCGGCCAGCGCGGGAGATGGCACCAGCCGCACCGGCCCCACCGTGGTCGCCACGCCGTTGACGGGGCCGGAAATCTTGACCCGTGCGGTGGGGGCGTTGCGTACACTGAATAGGGTCACGGCGCTATCCGGAGTATTCTGGACCCGGAGGCCAAGAAGGGTGACGGTCAGGGTATCGCCGGCCGCCACCACGGCGAGGCGTCCGCCGGTCACGGTGGCGTTGGCCGCCGTACAGGCCGCGGCGGCGAGCAGGGCTGCAGCAAGGCGGCGCATCACTCCTCCACCAGCGCCAGGGCCGACGCGGCGATCGTCGGCGTCACGCCGTTGGTCACCGCGAGTTTGATCATCTTCCACGCGAGCACGCCACCCGCCGCGGTGATGTCGAGTGTGGCACCGCCCTGGGTGGCGGAAATCGTCATGTCATTGCCCGAGACCGTCTTGACGAAGTAGATCGTCCCTGCCGTGATGCCGGTCGGCAGAGCATCCTTAGGCGGGGCGAAGAAAGCGACCTCGTCGTTCACCGCCACACCGGACAAGCCGGGGATGGTGATCACGTCGGCGGTCGTCGCGGTGCCCTCGCCGAGCTGGGTGCCGCACGGGCAGATGTAATCCAGGGTGCCAGCGCCGGAGGTCGAGCGGCCGATGCCGACGAAATAGATGTTGTTCGGGCCGGCCGAGGTCGAGGCGGGGAACGCCTGAGCGTTCGCGTTGGTGACCTGGTTCCCCGAGACGGTCCACTCGGCGCCGCTCCGCGCGACCGACTTCCGCGCGTAGCTGGTGTACGTGGTCTCGCCCGTGGTCTGCGAGCCCGCCTCCCCGGGGTAGGTTTCGTGGAGCGAGAGGAAGAGACTTCCCGCCACGGTCGAGCCGCGCAGGCCGGTCGCATCGCCCACGTTCGCGACGGCCGCGTTCGTGAAGTAGTGGTTCAGCAGGTCGGTTTCCCAGCTGTTCGTCTTCATGGTGTCCGCTCCTCTCAGGCCATGCCGATGCCGCGAGCGATCTGCTCGTCGGTGTACGGCTGGCGTCCATTCTCATGGGCGATGATCGCTTTCATCAGCGCCGGGAAGTGCGTCGGGATGTCCAGCGGCTGATTCGGTGCGACACGCATCGCGGCAGCCACCGCCTGCACATACGCCTCGGTGTTGTTCTCAGTCGGAGGCGCCCATCGCTCGATGATCCCGCGGGCGGTCCGGAGGTTGTAGTGGTCGAAGTAGGTCCTGAGTGTCCGGAAGAGGGCGCGGAGCCCATACTCCGGCGACTCGAACTGCACGAAGGCGGGGTCGGTCTGCTCGGCCCGCATCCCGCGCCAGTCCTGCCCGTGCCGGATGTTGCCGGGGTTGTTGTTGCGGATGCCGCGCGGAATCAGGGCGTCGGTCACGGCGCGTCCCCCGGCCGCCGATACTTCACGAAGGGGAGCCACGCGGCGACATCGAGCACCTTCTCGCGGACGCCGTCAAAGAGCATGATCAGCAGGCCGCAGCAGGGCACTGCGAGCGCCACAATCACCGGCCAGGTAATCGCCGTGCCCTTCCAGATCAGCAGGGCCACAAGGGCGGAGATTGTCAGGAAGAGGAGCACGCCAGCGACGAACTTCATGACCGGCGTTGGGTCGTTGTGACTGTCTGGGCTCATGATTCGCTCCGGGGCGCAAAGTACCGTTCCATCTGCTGATTATGCCGCCGCTGCTCGATCAGCCAGGCGTCGAAGGTCTTCGAGAGGTGCTCAATCGCGACGGTGGTCTGGGCCTGCCAGACGAGGTCTTCGCGGTCGGCGCTGCTGTCGTGGCGGGGGCGGAGCAGGGGGGTGACGGCGCGGATCAGGAGAGCCAGTCCGCCGAGCGAGATGCCGACGTTGCCGAGGGAGTTCTCCGGGCCGGGCGCTTCGGCGGTGGTCGCGACCCACAGGAGCGCCAGCAGCAGAAAGGCCGCTTCGGGGACGTATCGGCGCAGTCGCTGCATTGTGGTTACCCCCCGGCCCGTACACGCAAACGGGCCACATCGCTTAGGATATGGCCCGTCGAGCAGGCTCGGCTCGGACTTCTTTGACGCCACCAATCTACAATGGTGACCCGTTCTCGCCTAGCTATGGGCTGCTCTGGAGGAGCGAGTCGCGCCCGGGGGCTGTCTCAGGGCATCGGAGGGGTTGATTTCATGGGGATAATCTGCCCCCGTCCCGAGAGACGGCAATTCCCACCCAGCCACCGGGTATACGGGCGCGCCTCATTGTTGTGCATCGTCGATTTCCACCAACAGAGTAACGTAGGTGAAGAACGGATAGATGGTGACGGAAACCTGCGTCAGTGAGGCCTCGATCACATAGGACGACCCGGTGCCAATCACCTCGGAGAGCGTTAGGTCGGCTTGGGTCGCGTTGTCGTCGGCCGTCAGGGTGGTCAACAACGTGGTGTCCCGGCGCAGCTTGAGGGTCCCCGCTCCGGCCAAGATCTGCTGCAAGTCGCTGATCATCCCGACGATGCGTCCGCCCAAGGCTCCCAGGTCGTCCGCGACCGAGGCGCTGGCCTCGCCCGCCGTCGTGCTGCTGGGAAAGAGGCCCGCCTGCGTCCCGAAGGCGTTGTAGGTCAGCCGCCCAGCATCGGCCGAGGTCTTCGGAACGAATCTGGCCGCTTGGAATCTGACCGGCACAATCCGCCGCTTGGGCCCCGGAGCTGGCGGGACTGGCGCACTCGGCCGGGCGATCTTCCGTACATCGTCCGAGAGGTCTCCATCCCGGTTCGACAGGACCACGGTCGCCACCGCATCGTCTCCGGCCGGGCTCCGGAGCACTTGCCGCACCTGCAGGATCCGGGTGGAGGCGTCGATCCCCCACCGGGGGTCGTCGATGTCCACCGGCCCCCCGAGCGTCAGGTCGTCATACGGCCACCGCACCGGGTCCAGCCGGCCGAGGTCGAGGATCTCCCCGTCATACCGCACACTCGGGAATTTCCCGGTCGACAACGCCAGGTTGACCGCCTGCCAGAGTTGGACCCCGCCCGAGCCTTCGAGGAACGCCTGCTGCCCCTCGCCCGCGCCGACCGTCAGTTGGGCCCGGTCGATGTAGAGGGTCGCTCCCGTGGCCCCGTCCTGGACGATCTGCACCTTCCCCACGGTCACGCCGAGGTCTTTCGTCTTCCCGCCCGCGTTGGCGCAGTTCTGCCAGCCGAGGTCTTCCCAGGCTTTGCTGACCCCGGTCCCCGATGTTTTGAAGATGAAGACCGGGCGGACCGTCGCCGAGGAGACCGAAACGGTCCCCGGGTCGGCGCTCAACTGATATTCGAGGGTCGTGCTGCTCGGGACCCGGCTCACCTTCCGGATGCCATTGTAGCCGTCCGCCGTGGTCCCGCCGGTGATCCCCGCAACCTCGACATCCGCCCCCACCGTCAGCCCGTGGGCCGCACTGGTGGTGATGCTGACCGTCGTGATCCCGCCGGCCGTCGCCCGCGTGGGCGTCCCCGAAATGCTGACCGTCGCCTTGCCGAGCACCAGCTGCACCCGGACCTTGGCCCCGTCCGTGTCATTCCAGAATCCGGCATAGCCAGAGGCGAACGGCCGGGCGTCGATCAGGTCGAGGGTCGCATAGGCCGTCTCGATCCCGTCCCCGTCGTTCACGGTGACGACCTTGGCCGACTGTCCCCCGGAGCGCCACCGGCCGGCCGTGGTCTCCTTGTCGACGTTGTTCACCGAAAGCCGGGTCACCGAGGTCCCGCTCGGCATCGTCACCGCCCAGGTATCGGGCGGGGCATTGGTGGCCGTCGAGTACGTCCGCATCCCCGGGTTGCTGATCAGGTTCACAGTCCCCGGGAGGTCGGGCCGGTTCAGGAACTTGTGAATCTTCCCGTAGGTCGTTTCCGACGAGGGGCTACTGAGTTGGGTCAGCGCCTGCCCGGTCGACCCCGCCGCAAACCGGACCGGGTCATTCGCGACGATGCCGTGGGCCGAGGCCGTGGTGATCTCATGATTGGCCAGCGTCGACGCGGTGACCTGGATCCATGCGCCATTGGGATATTTCTGAACGTACAGGTTATTGAGCTGGTTGTCCTCGAGGATCGGCCCCGCGCCTCCCACTGGATCGACCAGACGGAGCGTGGTCCCACTGGGGGCACTCGCCACCTTCCAGACCGCATTCGCCAGCGTGGCGCTCACCCCATCCACGGACGCCCCGAGACCGGTCACGCGGGTCATCATCGGCACCGCGTCCTGTTGGCGCTTCACCCCGACGAGGTTCTTGCCGCTCTGCAAATACAGTCGGTTGGCTGAGGCCCCGATCTGCGTCAGGAAGTCGAGGCCCCATTGCGTGCCGCTGATCCGGTTCAGCCGAAACTCCACCTTGAGCGCCGCCGCCAATTGGAGACAGGCCTGCAACGGGGTGACGTTGCTATAAGTCATGTCGAGCGGGACGGTCGGGTCGACGGTCCCCGCAATGAACCAGGTGGCGCCAGCCGCCGCGAGCGAGGGGAGAATGAACTGGGACAGGTGCTGGCTGATCGTCAGACCGAGGGCATCGAACGTGAACACGACCGAGCCGTCGGCTTCCTGCCGGTAGACCGGGCCCAGGTTGGCGAGGTCCACGTCCGGCCAGGCCGCGGTCACGCTTGAGGTCAGCCCCTGCTCACTGTCCTGCTCGTCCATTCCCTGAATCCGGTACTCCTCGACCGATCCGTCGCTCATCGTCAGCCGGATCACCCGGTTGGCCCGGATGTGATTCCAGGCGGTGGACAAGCGGGGTAATTCGACGATGATCTCATTGTCCCCCGCGCCGGGGACCGAACGGGACCGGGTGAGTCTTTGTACGTCGGGGATCAGGCCGAGCGCGGTGCCGCCGGCGGATTGCAGGTCGGTCCAGACATCAACCACCGAGAGGCGGGGGGCCATGGGCTACCGCATCTCCGCCAGGGTACGGACGCCCGCGGCGATCCTGATCGCCTGATAGGTACCCATGCCCGGTGCCCCGCCTCGGTCATTGATGGTCAGGAGGGAGTCCGACCACGCCGACGACAGGGGGTTCGCCGCCGACACCGTCGTCACAGACTCCGCCCCGCCGTTGATGCTTTGGCCGAGTTGGACGCTCCCGTCCGCGTTGAGTACCCCCCGTAGTTCAACAACCTGTCCGAACGATGGCGCGGTAGCGAGCGTCACCTGGGCATCCGAGCCGCGTCGATGTATCATGGAGTAGAAGCCGCCGCTATCAAACAGGAAGACGGCCGCATTCGTCGAGGCCCCGATCCCAATCAGGCCGCCGGTAGCTGCCGCAATGGCCTGCCCCCGCTCGATCAACTTGAGATAGAACGTCATCGCCTGCGGGCGCAGCACCCACGGATAGGTGAGCGCGTCCGCCGAGCGGGCGACCGTGCCCGTGGTCGTCTTGACGTAGCCGGTGGGGACCGGGCCGTTCTCAGCCTGCACCCCACCGACGATCACATCCCCGGTATTCGCCACCGCGAGTCCGGAGGTCGTCGCAGGATAGATCTCGAGCTGATTGGTCTGCGCTGCCACAACGCCCGTCGCCTGCAGGCGGATCCGCCAGACCGGACTCTGGAAGAGCGGGTCGATCCCCCAGAACTCCGGGGTGAGAGCAACCCCGGTGCCACCGCTGGTCGAGACAATGGGCGTGCCACCCGGACCCGAATTGGTGATCGTAGCGAGCAGCCGGTCCGCCGGCGTCCCGGAGGTCTGCCGGAGCCGTACCACCGTCACCCCGGACCCAAAGCGCCAGAAGAGCGAATGCGCCTTGGTGCCGTCGCCGGTGAACGTGATCACCTGACTGTAGCCCTCCAGCGCTGCCGCGGAGTCGTCGCCGATATCGTCGAGGCCCAACGAGCCCAGCGTGATGGTCCCCGCCACCCTGGTCGGCGTCCCGATGGCCGCCCAGGTGGTCCCAAAGTTCTCCGACTGCAGGACGAGGTTAGTCCGGGCCGGGTCCAGTTGCAGGGCCAGGCTCTCGCGTACCCCATCGCCGTCCGCGTCCACCATGGCCCAGCAGGGGAGGGAATGCGGCGGGCTCCAGAGCCGTCCCTGCTGGGACGGCACCGCCCCACCGATCGAGGCTCGGCTGAACGTAGGCGCCTGGCCCGAGCGAGGCGTCAGGGTGCCGTCGCCCGCCTGCCAGTCAAACAGGAAGCGGCTCCGTCGCTGATTCAGGACGCGGGGCAGGGCCCCCGGCAGTCCGGTGCCCTTAGACATATGTCCTCGGATACAGCGCGAGCAGCGTGCCTGCCGTGGTTTCGAGTGTCGGGCTGATCCCGTTCACCGGGTCGCCGTCCGCCGGGTCGAGCACGATCAGCCCGTCGCTCTTGGTGGTCCACTTGGCATAGCCATCCGTCACCGTGCCCGACGCACTGTTGAGGATCACGCCGTTATCGGTGTCGATGTCGAGGAAGTCGGTCGCGCCATGGCTCGGGGAGAGCGTGAACCCCATCACCGCCCGCACCACGCCGCCCGCATCCCGATAGGTGACCGACGCACTGGCCCCCGCCCCCATCAGCAGCAGCCGCGGCTTGACCGGGGCAGTGCCGAGCGGCACCGCGACGGCCGTCGTCGTGATCGGGCCCGCGGTGATCGCCGAGCGGTCGTACAGGTATGCGTCCGGGCACTGAAAGCGCAGCGTGATCTTCGTCGCGACCCGCCGGTACATCGCTTTGTACGGGCTCTCGACAATCCCCACCCGGTAGCCCACAGCGACCCGGGAGGCATTCCGTACGCTCCGCAGTTCCAGCAGGCCCCCGCTCAGCAATCCTTTGAGTTGGGTCAGGGCGGCATCAAGCGCCGTGGTGCTGGTCCGGATCAGGTTCCCCGTCACGGTGATCTGCCGCTCGGCCACCTTCGCTTGCCGGGCCGCCATCATGAGCGACCCCGCCAGCCCGCTCACCGCAGCCGTGGGCAGGTCCATGTCGGGCGCGTCGTCGAGTCCCAGGACTTCCTCGCAGGTAAACCCGAGGGTTTCGAGGTCCACATCGTTCACGTACAGGCTGGGCCGGGTCATCCGTTCACCACCGTGTTACCGCCCTGAATCGCTCGCTTCCGCGCCCGCTCCCCAAGGCGCCGGTCGATGGCGTCCGCCGCATGGTCCCCCACCGTCCCACCGATGGCCTTAGCCGTCGCCTGGTCCGGGGCGCCGTAGACGTTGACTTCAATCACGATCGGGCCCCCGGCCGGGCTGAATGCATCCCCCAGCGCCGGCGGGGGTACCAGCACCAGCGGGGCCAGGAGATTCCGGATGTCCGTCACTCCCGCCTCGATGCCGGCGAGGTGGATGTCGGCCGAGGTCAGGATGCCGGCCAGCCGATTCCCCGTGACCTCGGTGACCCCGGCGATCGCGCCGAAGGTGGTCGCGCCGCCACCGCCACTCTGGGAGCCATTGTCGATCTCCTTCACGCGTCGGTCAAGGTCGAGCAGGTACTGCCGCAACTCCTCGGACGACAGCTTGCCGAGTTCGTCCGCCGTGAGCCCGCCGTTCTTGGTGTCCTTGCCGAGCCGGGAGTACGCCTCGGCAATCCGGCGCGCGGCCTCTTCCCGCCCCGCCTGGGTCGTGAGGTCGAGTCCTTCCAGCAGGCTCTTGATAAACGGGCTTGACTTCTCGCCGAGGGCCTCGAGTTGCTTGAGCTGCTCGATCGGGTCGGTGATGTCGAAGAGCTGAAACTGATCGTTCAGCATCTGCAACTGCCCAGCAAACGACTCGGCGAAGGCCCGGAAGTTGAGTTCGTCAAGGGCCTGCTGCATCTGGCGCAAGGTATTGATGAAGTCGCGACTGGACGACGTGTTGAGCTGCAGATCGGGGTTGATGTCCTTGAGGATGTCCTCAAGCTCCTTCAAGGTCAGACCGAAGGGCCGGAGCAGCGCCGCGACCGCGTCGGGATCGAATCCCGCGCTGAACTTGCCCCGCCCGACCCCGCTCACCCCAGCCGCGAGCAACGCCCCGACCGCCTGCCGAGCGGTGCCGGCTTGCTGCCCGCTGGTCTGCGTGGTCAACGCCTTCGTCAGCTCATGGATGGCTTCGGTGTTCTGCTCCCGAATCTCCCGATCGCGCTTCGCGTCGGCCGACTCGCCCAAGAGCCCGCCCAGCACCGAGGCCACGCCGGCGCCGATCGTCAGCACCGACGAGAAACTCAGTCCGTTCTTGGCGACGACGCTCAACTCTGAGGCGACTTGGCCGATCCCTTCCAGGGCCTTCCCGACGTTCTCGTCAAGGACCCCGAACGCCTCGCCTAGCTGCACGGCATCCCGGACCGCCCGCTGAATCGCGTCCGCCTGCTGCCGGACATGGTCGCGGGACTGCTGAACCCCCCGGTCCGCGTCAATCTGCGCCCGCTTGTACCGCTCCGCCTGGTCCGCGGCGCCTTTCGTCGCGTCTTCCAGTGCGTCGGCGTCCCCCTTGAGCTTGAGCGAACCCCGTTCGGACGTGGTGCCGAGCGTGGGCGTCAGGCCCTGGGTGATCGACTCCGCCTTGATCTGGGTCGCTAGGTCCTTCTGCAGCTGGGCGAATTGCTCCTCGAAGAGCCGCCGCTGATCCGCCGTCAGGGCCGCCGACACTTCCCGGTACTTGTTCTCCAACTCGCCCAGCGCGAGCGCCATGTCGTCGACGAGGGTATCCGACGCCTTCACCAGCGCGTCCCGGACCTCCTCGGAGAATTGGGCCGCCTTGGCAACCAGGGCCGAATCAATCGCGGCCGGCCCGCTTAGCCCGGTGCCGCTCAGCACGAGATCCCCGTTCGCATCCCGGCCGAAGTTGGGCCCTCCGGTCGACCCGGCGAACCCATGCCCCGGCCCCGACGTGCTGAGCGGTGCGGGCACGCTGGTGGTGGCAGGTCGGCGCTTGGCGATTTCCAACGCGCTCCGGACGTCCCCATTCGCCAGCGCCAGGGCGCCGGCCAGCGCTCGGCCGAGCCCGTCTCCGGTGAGCAGCGGGTCGGTCAGCAGGAGGATCAGCCGCTCGATCGGGGTAATGAAATAGGTGTTAATGGCGGACCCGCTCGCCCGCACCCGCTCGAGGAATCGCTCGCTGACCTGCGCCTGCATCCGCTCCACCGAGCCCGCCGCGGTCGCCGCCCGCTCATTAAGCCGCGCAATCTGGTCCGCGGTATTGCCAATGGCCTTGGGGAGTTTGTCGAAGCTGGCCCGGCCCTTGTCGAGCTCCTCCTTGAGCTGGGCCGCGGACTGCTTGGCGTTTTTGCCTTCCGCCACCAGCACCGAGAGCCGGCCGACGACGGCATCGAAGGAAATGCCCGCGTCCTTGGCCGTCCGGGCGGACGCCTGCAAGGCCCCGAAAAGGTCTTCAATGGGGAATTTCCCCTCACTGACCGAAGCAAGCCGAGCGGCGACCTTCTCCAAGTCCGCATCCGCCAGCCCGAACACGTCGAGCGCCTGGTCCAGCCCGGCCGCGACCTCGTCGAAGCTGGCCCCGGTGGCGTCCGCCGTTTTCTGGACCGTCTCAAACCGGGCCTTCAGGTGCTCCAGGTCGGCGACCCCTTGCCGAGCCACGGCGTTCAGCCCACCGAGCACGGCCTCTGACGAGAGTCCCTTCGAAGTGGCGAGGTCGTTCGCGACCTTCTTGAGGTCTTCGAGGCGGGCGGTTGCCCCCGGGACCACGGCGGCGATCTTCCTGGCCGAGGCGTCGAACGCCGCCGCCATCTGGGCAGCCTTGAGCGCGGCCGCCGCTGCTGCCGCCCCCAGGGCGCCAATCGCGACCAGGGTGTTTTTCTGGACGAACTCGGTGAGCCTGCCGAGCGCCCGCTGGTTATCCTGCAGGTCTCGCCGGAACCCCTTCGCGTTCGACTCAAACTCGACGAACAGTGTGGCCAGCCGAATCGAGCGGGCCATCTCAGGCCGCGCCTTTCTTGCCCTTGGCCGACGCCATCGCCTGGGCCTTGGCGTCCGCCGTCAACGCCAGTTGGGCGATCCAGCTTTCGAGGGTCCAGTCCCGCAACAGGGTGCGACTGGGCACGCCGAGTTCGCTGGCTCCCGTCGCGCCGAGCGAGGCCCATGACTGCCGCTTCCCCTTGGCCCGTCCTCCGCCGATCAGGTCCGCCACCCGCGCCAACCGCACCACGGCAATACGTCGATAAGCCCGGAGGATGGACACCACATCCTGCGCCTCGAGCGTCCGGTACATCTTGGGTGCCGCCGGCGCATCCCGAGTCTCGGGGAACGGCAACCCCGGCCCCGGGTGGGTCACGATCCAGCAGAGGACCTGCTGCTGATAGGCGATCTCGGCGACCAGCTTCCGCCCCCAGGACGCTTGCGCCTCGGCTGGCAGGTCCTGCAACCGCTCGAGCGCCTCGGTCAGCCGCGCGAGCTCCCGGTCGCGTGCCTCCAAGTGCAGGAGCGTCTCGAAGCTCTTCGGGTGCACCTCGAGGCGGACCGGCCGACCCTGCTTCCGCCGGACCAACTCGACCGGCACCGGGGCGTGCCGGAGCGCGGCGAGCACGTCCGCCTCGGCCTTCGCGATCTCCGCGTCGGTCTTCTGCGGATCGAGCCGACCGCCCATCCGCGAGTATTGCGCGTAGCAGTAGATCCAGCGGCCGAGCGGATCCGGCTCCGGATTCTCCGAGCCGCCCGGCCAGTAGGCGTCCAGCTCCTGCGGGGTGGCAACGCCATCGCCGAGGACCTCGCGGAGCGACCGGCATTGCTCCTCAAGGCCCTCGGCGTCCCAGCGGGCGACCGCTTCAAACTCGGCCACGGGGGCCTAGTGGTCGAAGCTCGCGGTCGCGATCCGGGCGATCAGGCCTCGCGCCTTGATGCTGATCGGAATGATCGCCGGCGCATTCCGGTTGTGGTCGATCGAGCCGTTGGCCTGGAACCGGGCATCGAGCATGTCGACCAGGACGTACTTGGCGTCATGGCGGAACCCGCGGAAGCAGATCACGCAGGTCGAGAGCACCGCGCTCGCCCCGTGGATGCTGTACGACCAGGGGTCGGCCGTGGTGCCGGTGCCGGTCTCGGTGTCCTGGCTGAAGCCGCCCATCAGGGCGAGGTTCAGGTTGTTGTAGCCGAGGAGCGGGATCGTCGCCTCGAGCGAGAGTGGGCCGTCGACGTAGGCCACCGGCAGGTCATCGACCGAGGAGAAGATCTCGGTCAGCTGCTTGCTCGGCGAGAGGGAGATGCCCGCGTCGGAGGTCTTGCCGAGTGGAATCTTCCTGGCCTCGACGAAGCGGGCGCCGGTCGACTGCGGGATCTTGGGCTTGAAGGTCACCGGCATGGTGGTCGCCACGACGCCACACTTGACCAGTTCGACCCCGCCGTCCCCGATGATGAAGGCCGGATCGTTGAGCGAGAAATTGGTAATGGCGGTCACACCGACCGTGGTCTCGGTGCCATCGCCCAACACCGGCGCGGTCGTGGTGGTATCGCCAATGGTGCCGGTCTGCAGCGTGTACAGGTCGGTCGAGATGTGCTTGCGCCAGAGTTCGGTGCCGTCGTTCTGCCGGGGCATAATGTCCCTCCTGGTGGTTAATCGCCGCCCGGCAACCGCCGGCGGATTGCGTTCACTTGGACATCGACGAGCCGGTCGAGCCCGACGTCGTTGAGCGCCTGCTGCATGAACGGGCGGGCTGCGATCGTCTCATGGCGGACCTTCTTCGAGCCCCCCGCATTGCGCCGCTCCTGCCGCCGCGCCAGAGCCTGCTGCGAGGCTTTCTTGACCGACTTCGCCGCCCCGCTGAACAGGTTCTTCCGGCTCCGCGGGGTCGCCCCGTCCGCCTTCGTGTCGAGGCCGAACTCGAGAATCGGCGCGGTGAACGCCGTGAGCCCGACCCGCTGGGCGGCACCGACCGCCCCCGACACGATCGACTTCCGGAGCCGACCCGATTGCGTATGGGGCGGCTCGCCCGGCTCGGATGGCTTACCCTTCCCCTTCACGCCGAGGACCTTCCGGAGCCCGCGCTTCACCAGCGCCGCCGCCTCGACCATCTCCGGCTTTGTCGAACCGCCCATTTCCCGCAGCTCGCGCTCCAGCCGCTTGTTGACCGTCAGGAGCACCCGGCCGCCGCTCACAGCCTGGGCTCCCAGAAGAGGCGCGTCGCAGCCTCCCACTCGTTGACCAAGTCGGCTGGCAGAGGCAGCTCGTCCGTGCCGACCAGGCGCCGCTCGCTGCTCGCCTCGCCCGTGTTGCTCTCGCGGTAGACCGACCCCGCAAAGCGCATGAAGAGCAGCTTGAGGTCGGCGGGCTGATCGGCCTGCGCGTCGTAGGTGATCCGCACATAGCCGGGCCGGTCCAAGTCGCCGAACGTGCCGCCGTCCACCCGGGCGACCCGCCGCGAGCCGACCGCGTACTGCAAGACCGTCGTGTCGCTTGGCGTCAGGGTCGCATCCCACGGGCTCGCATAGCCCAGCGTGATCGCCGTCGCGAGCGCCGCGACCGGGTAGTCGGTGAAGAGGAGCGCCGACCCCGTCCCGTCCTTCACTTCGACCCGCCCGTTCTGCGCCGCCTGAAACGGCCGCTCGGAGCGGTTCGCCGCCCGAAGGAACTGCAGTTCGATCTGCGCGAGGACCGCCTCGAGCAGGATCGTGTCGGCGTCGGTGTCGCCGCCGAGAAACTCCTGCAGCTCCTCCAGGGACAGCAGGCTCACGGCTTACCCGAGCGCCGCGGTCTCGCGCACCCGGTCGCCGCTCGCCACCAGCACCAGCACGCCGCCCGCGATCAGCTGCTCACCGTGCGACCGGGGGAACTCGTCCGGGCCGTACTTCGCACCGAGGGTCACGACCTGCCCCTCGTCGTAGCCGCTGTGCGCATCGGCCCAGCTCGTCGCGAACCGATACCGCTCGACCTGGGCAGGCTTCGCGAACTGCACTTTCATGGCATCGCCCTCCGCAGAAAGACCGCGACCCCGGAGCCCGCCGCGGGATGCGGCGAGCCCCGAGGCCCCGGGATCAGGTGGCCGACTGGACGAGCTGCTTGATCGGGTTGGTGCCAGCGTCGATCAGGTTGCCGTCGTAGCGCGCGAACGCCACGAAGCCGACCTGCCCCGCGTCCATGTACTTCTCGGAGAAGCGGAACAGGAAGACCGAGCGAACCTGCCGGACGATGTACTTCGAGAAGTCCCCGAAGAGGATCGTCTTGGCGTTCGCCGCCGGCACCGCCATATCCTGGTTGATGAAGTAGGGGTACCCGTTCAGGGTGTCCTGAGTCCCTTCCTTCAGGCCCGACTGCCAGAGCGGCCGGTTCTGGCTGTCCTTGATCTTCTTGACGGACTTGAGCGTGGTGTCGTGCATCATGTAGGAGGACCGGCCGCTGTTCCGATACGCCGGGTCGACCGAGTGCTCGAGGTCGATCAGGCCGTCGTAGGTGACTGAGGTAGTGTTGCCGGCCGGCAGGGTCACGCCGACCAGTGTCGCGGTGACGACACCGTTCGGCTGCGAGGAGCCGGTGCCGGTGGTGAACCGCTGGTTCAGGATGCGGCCGATCCGCTCGCCCGCCAGCTCGCCGAGGATGCTTTCGACCGAGAAGGCCGAGTCCTGCATGAGCTCGATGGAGACGAGCATCACCTTCGAGCTGTACTTGTAGGCGTTGAGGGTGACCGAGCCGAAGGTCACGTCCTGCTGCGCCGAGGTCGTATTTTCGCCGAGTTGCTCGCCGACCTGCGCAGTGTCGTTCACGGTCGGCCACGGCATCGCCGCGCCGGTGTCGGTCGGGAAGATGCGGGCCGCCTGCACCACGCCGGAGAACGACTTGAGCGCACGGTCGTACTCGCCCGAGAAGCCCTGCGGGACAGTGAAGCCGCCTGCCGCGCCGGTGCCGACGCCCTGCGCGCGGAGTTCGCGGATCTCGTCCTTGTCGGCGGTCCGGCCGCGGCTCTGCAGCAGCGACCGCTCCTCGGGATTGAGCTCGGCGATCCCGTTCACCGCCCACTTCCGGAAGACCTCGCTGTACCGCTGCTCGGCCGCCTTGGCGCTCTCCGGGGTCTCCGGGGTCGCGATCGCCCGGCTCTCCGGGGTGGCGACCGGCCGGCCGCGCTGCTCGGCCATCTCCTTCGCGAGCTGCTCGGTCCGCTCCTCCTTCTCGATCCGGGCCTTCAGCGCCTCCTGCGCCTGGTCGAGCCGGGTCCACTCGGCGTCTTCCTCGCCAGACAGGGCGCGATTCTCGGCCGCGGCCTTGTCGGTGAGGCCCTGCATCTTCTCGACCAGCTGGCCCCGCTCCTGCCGCAGCTCCTTCGCGCGATTCGACATCGTCGGTTCTCCGGGCGACGGTGCCGACGAGCTGCAACGCAAAGGGCGCGCAGTCGATGCGGCACCATGTTGGTCAATGGTGTCCGAATCGGTCTGCGCGCCCCGGGGGCCGCTGGTCCGTTCCGCCTCGGATCTCTCGCCCCGGCCGAGCCGGAACGGGAGGGAGGCCCCTTCATCTTCGCGGGACTATCCTAACAACATGTCCCGCCGTGTGTCAAATCGTCAGCCGCCGCGCGTGCGTCTGCTTCGCGCGAATCTCCACCGGCACCGCGACCAGGACCCGCCGTTCCGCCTCCTCGGCCAGCCGCTCGAGACTCCGCGCCTCGACCGAGGTCGACGGGAACGCCGGGAACGTGACCGGGCTGACCTCCGCCAGATCGACCCGGACAAGCGTCCGCGTCCGCTTCCCGTCGATCATCGCCCACTCGTCCCCGTTCTGCGGGACCGTGAAGCCGAAGGACATGCCGCGGATGTCGCCACGGGTCACCAGGGTGTGCACGTCGCGGCCCATCTGGGTATCCGGCAGGTCGAGCGAGAAGGTCAGCCCCTGCGAGTCCTCCTGCAGCCGGAGCGTCCCCGCCGACTTCCGGCCCAGCGGGAACGAACTGTCATGGTTCCAGAGCGCGACCTGATCCGCCGAGCCCAGCGAGTCGCGGAAGGCGCCGGGGGCGATCCGCTCCTGAAAGCGCCCCAGGATGTCGGCCGGGGTGTTGAAGACCGCGGCGTACCCGGACAGGCGGCGCGGGCTCTGCTCGGTGGCCGGTTCGGCGCGCACCTCGGCCCCCAGCACAATACGGTGTTCCATTGCGACTACTCCTTCCGCCAGAGTGTTTCGATCGTCATCAGCGCGTCCTCAAGGACCGCCCCGGCGTCCGGGTCGCGGATCGTCCGGGTGATCAGGGCCAGCAGGACCGGCTCGGTGAGATCGACCTTGCCGCCGCCCCGGAGTTCACAGAGCCCGTTGG